TCGACGAGCGCACCATCAATCAGTTAAACGAGTACGCCGGGGTATTCGAGTATGAGCCTACCCTCGTGCTAAGCTGGTTGATGAAAAGCCCCTGTAAAATCACATGCCTCTTTCTCGGAAATCAGTTCGGCAAAGGAGAAAGCGCCATCATGGACTACTGGCATCGGGTCAATGGCACTCATCCGAACCCCCATAAGAACTTCAAGCCGGAAGACAAGATCCGGGTAGTCCGGTTCGCTTCTGAAAACCTCCCCGGAGAGAACGTCGAGGCAGAGGTAAAGAACACCCAGTACCCAGTCCTGAAGCGCCGCTTTCTCCCCTCCTGGATCAAGAAGGACATCACGGCCCGTCATCCAGTCGTAACAGTCAAACCCATGCTAGGGGGGAAGCCCGTCCAATTCGAGTTCGTATCCTACGGTCAGACCGTTCAGGCTGGTGCAGGTGTGCAACGTGCCTCGGTGTGGATTGACGAATCCTGCCCTCCTGCATTCTTCTACGAACAGCTCCCTCGTTTGTTGGCTGGCGATGGGGATATTATCGTCACCCTCACCCCCGTACCCGGCAACCTCGGATGGGAGTTTGATGAGCTATTCGAGCGCGCCCGTGTCATTGTCCGCACCCAAACCGTCATCGACCGCATCTACCAGCGCACCGGGGAACGTGTGCCCATGCATGAGCGCACGAACTCCAAGGATGACATCATGGTCATCATGGCAGCGACGGACGACAATCCCATCTATGAGAAATTAGCCAAGAAGAAGTCTGAGCGCACGGGCCGGGTCATCACCGTCAACGACTACATCACCGACATTCTCGGCATGATGGACGATGAAGATATGGTAGATGCCAGACGCTACGGAATGTTCAAGCAGCTCTCCGGAAAACTGTTCAAATCATTCACTGAGCGCACCCATGTCATCCCCTTCGACCACTATTTCCCCGATGGCATCCCCCACGACTGGAAGCATTTCCGGGGCATCGACTGGCATGAATCGACCCCCTGGGCTTGCGGGTGGATAGCGGTTTCCCCCCACGACGAGATATTCGTCTACAACGAGTTCAACCCATCACCAGAAAAAATGATTACAGCCGAGATCATGAGAATCATCGCCACCCGGAGCCAGGACTACAGGTTCGATCTCAACCTAGTTGACCCCCTGGCGTCCAAGATCCAGCCCAATACCGGAATAAGCAGCCTGGAGGACATGAACCGTATCATGGCGGCATACAAGAGCGAAGGGTTGGGCACTGGCGGCTACTGGACGGTATGGGATACGAAATCCCAGAAGGGCCGGGATGAGATACGAAAAAGGTTGATGAATAGTGTAAAGGTGGGTAAACCGTTTAATAACATGGTTATAGACGGGGCCAGGAAAGAATATCTCCCGACGATCTGGTTCACCGACAACTGCCGACAGACCATCCTGTCCCTGAAGAACTGGCGGCGCGAGGAGTGGGCCAACACCAAACTGAACAGCTACAAGGAAGAGAAGGAAACCCCGCAGCAGAAGTGGAGCCATTTCTGTACGATGCTAGAAGGGTTATTGAAACGTCCGGAGGTGTTCCAGGCGAGGTTCCGGGGGGAAGGCAAAAAAAGATTACCGTTATATTAGATCAGAGAAGGGGGAAACGCATGCCACTATACCAACTATATTGCTCAAAGTGTCTCGAACTCCACGAAGTCCAGGTAAAACTCAAGGATTTCGATAAGTTAAACGCTCCAGGGCAGAAACCGAAATGTCCAGTCTGCAACACCGAACTAACCCGGATGATGAGTCCGGTAACTTTCAAATTCAAATAGACCCTTAAATACGAGGAATACGCCATGCCAAACTCCATCATTACCGCAAAGGAGCAATCACAGCACCTCCTGGCGCAACAGCTCTATGCCGAATACTCCACCGCGAAGTCCAACCAGTCCTCCGACACCGACGAGTTCGAGGCCATTATCGACATGCTGGAGTGCAAGCGGACGGAGAAGAACTATGAGTGGCAGGCGGATTTTTTCTACCCGGAATACCCCGCCATCCTCAATACAGAAGCCTCGCAGTGGGCCGGACAGTACTTCCAGAGCCGGGACTTCGTTGATGTCTATCTGGAAACTGACGAACAGGACGGGCCGATGAAGTGCATAGCTGCCAAGAAACTCATCAACCGCACCCTGAACCGCCGATCCCTGTACCACTATCAGAAGTACATGCGGAGCCGAACCATAAACTCCATTGCCGGATTCAGCTGGAAAGTCCTGAGCTGGAACCAGAAACTCAAGAAATCCATCCAGGGGTATCGCACAATCGTCTCCGGCTACGGCGTGGATGAGTACGGGCAGTCCTACGCTGACACCACTCAAGAGCCTGTCTGGGGGATGGATCCTGTTTACGACTACCTGGACTATGAGGTGATCGACCCCCGGAACGTCTTTACCTCCAACGAGTACACCTATTCCGCACAACAGAAACGCTACATCATCATCCGGTCAGAAGATACCTACGAGGGGCTTATTCTCAAGAAGGATTCCCACGGCTACGTCAACCTAGACCAGATAAAAGCACTCATCAACAGCCCCAACGACGCTGGCCGGGAAACGGAAACATCGTCGGAATCCTACAACAAAGAAGGGCAGTACCAGAAATCACCGGAAACCCGCATCGTGGATCTGGACATCCTGGAGCGCTACGGGCAGATGTGGGCGGTGGTGAAGTCCCGCGATGAGTGGGGCAACCCGGAAGAGATCGACTATCCATTCAACGCAGCAGGGGAACTCAAGGACAACGCGGAAGTCATCAAGGGGATCATGACAATGGCGCTGTACGGCTCCAACAAGATCCTTATCCGCTACCAACCCCTGTTCACCATCGACTCGGAAGGCAACCCCTACTACCCCATCATCCGCTCCCTCTGCTATATCCATCCCACCAAGGACACCGGGATGTCGGACGGCAAATACTCCAAGGAACTCCAGGTTGCCATCAACGACAACATGAATATGTCCTCCGATAGAGTCAAGCTGGCCACCATTCCCACCTTCAAGGGCAAACGGTACGCAGTGGAGGAGAACAATGAAATCTACATCGAGCCGGGGCATACCATCCCCCTGGAAGATCCCACCAACGACCTCCAGGAACTCGACATCAAGGACGACATCACCGGGGCATTGAACCAGCACGGCATGCTCGTCTCCGCGCTCCAGAAGGTCAACGCGGTCTATCCCACCACAATGGGCGAACTCCCCGCTGCCTCCAATACTGCAACCTCCATCGCCGGGGCTGACCAGCGTTCCAACGACCGATCCAACTACAAGTCCCTGACCGTAGAATACACCGACCTGACGGAGTTCTACTGGATCATATTGCAAATGTCCTATCAGTTCATGCACCCAAAGACAGCCCTGAAGCTCCTTGGCCCGGAACTGGTATCCGTTTTCGACCCGGCCTGTGATTACTCCTATAAACCAATCACCTCGGCCATCGAACAGGAACATTCCAAAACGCGCAAGATCCAGGCCATAGACCAGGCAATGGGGCGAGTAGCAGCCGTTCCCAATCCCCGGACGCCCATCGTCATGAACAAGCTCCTGTCCATGTGGTTCGACCTGATGGGCCAGGAATTCAACGACGTGAAGGATGCCCTGTTCGATGAATCCCCCCAGGCACAGATGATGGCCGCAGGAGGGATGGGTGGGGGAATGGGCATGGACCAGGGTGGTGCGAATCTAATGGGGACTCAACCGAACTCCATGATGCCGAACATGCCAAGCAACCAGAATGGAGTAGAGTCATCGGATCAGGAGATGGTGGTGCGCGGCGCGGCTGGAGTAAATCAAATTACAGGAGGAGCATAGCAATGGCAGGGGGAGAAACAACTCTTGGCAACATCAACGGCGGCAACGGCAACAGCGGAAACACTTTACCATCCAACGTCAACAAGTACGAATCGCTTATGGAACTGTTCGACTACCTCTCCAATATGCTCACCTACGCGGACAACGAATGGATCAATGGCCACGTGGAGGTGATCTTCGACACCCAATCCAACTCCATTGCCATCGAGTTCACGGAAATGGACGATGGTGATTTCGATACGATCAGGGAGGCGGTCAATGAGTAACGAACCAACATCTACCAACAGGTATTCCGACCTGACCGCCGACGAACTCCTGCTCTACCTCTACAAGAAGCGGTCACGCGCCAAGGACTCCCTGACCATCCTGTCCCGCTACCGGCACTTCATCGAAGCCCTGGAAACCCCGGTCGGCCAGCAGCTGCTCATCGACGCCCTGAACCGCCACGACGAACTCTTATTGAGAATCTCCGCCATCGACGCCACGGACGCAGAAAAAATGGAATACCTCGCACTCAAGAACATCCTGAACAAGTGGTCGGAGAAGATCGCCAATTACTACTCAGAACTCAATAAAATCAAGGAAGCGACCAATG